ACTTCAGAAAGAAAATGAGCAGTTGCGAAAGGCATTGCAAACGATAGTTGAAGAAGGCTCTGGTTGGGGTCAATCGGTTGCATTGGCAGAACTAAAGGGGGTAAATGATGGGAACTGAAATTATTGGCAGGATTATTGGGATCAGCAAAAGTATTGAGTATAGCACACCAAGAACTTTAATTGATCCGCTTATAAAAGAATTTGATATTCAAACAGATGTTTGCGCCAGTAGGTTAAACTATAAGTTGCCAAAATATTTCACAAAAGAAGATAATGCGTTGTTTTTAGAATGGCACGGTAATTGTTGGATGAACCCCCCGTTTGATCGTAATTTAGGAAAATGGGTAAAAAAAGCGCATTATGAGTCGCAAACGCAAGTAGGAACTAAGGTATGTTTGTTTCCAATTAGGTCAAACACAAATTGGTGGAATGATGTATGCAATGATTCCGAAATAAGATTTATCAATGGAGAAGTAAATTTTAATGATGAACCAAGGGGGTTATGGTGGCCGATGTGTATAATGATTTTTGGCGACAAGGCAAAAATTGGACATTTTTCTACCATAAATTATAGGATCGCCCGTTCCGCCCTTCAACAAAAGGAGAGTGAGGTAAGCGGTTGAGGCATAAATATTTTCCTTGTCATTAAATTGAACGACATCCAAAGTATGCTCCTTGAGTTCCCTAGCCAATGGAGTGTTACATGGCACTTGCATCCCAAACCCTGACAATTGACTTTGAATTTGGTCTTTTGCCTAGGATTTCGTTTACATCCCTTTCGTTCAATACAGGAGTTAAAGATATGTCTTGGAATTACCGCGTTGTTTTTGATGATGTCAATGCACTAGATAATGAGATTGGTGAGTACACTATTCGTGAAGTGTTTTATGACGAAGATGGTGAAATTGATTTCTGGGGCGATGAAGCCGCAGTTCCAAATGCTAATTCGTATGACGAACTTCAGGAAGATATGAACTTGTTCATGGAAGCATTTGAATTGCCATGCCTCGTTCTTACCATTGACGAAGAGACGGGTGAAGAATCACTTGTTGAATGGGTAAGCGACGAAGAGGTTGACGAGGAAGACGAAGAGTAATATTTAGCGCAACCCCCGGTCGGCAATCCCTGCCGGGGGACCATTTAATTCAGGTCGGCCATATCTGGTTTGTGTTCTGGTGTGGTCAAGCGGCTGTATGTCCGTCTGTAGTTAACACAATGCTGCCACGCTGTACGGGGGCGTGGTTTAAGATAATGGCCTTTAGGTTATCCGAGAGCCATAGCCCGTACCCCTTACAGCACGTACTCCCCACGGAATACTGGGCGACCGCCGATCATTTCGCATAGTTCTGGTGGCAGCATTACGCCTTCATCGTCAAACGTAATCACGACAAAACCTTGCTGCGACCTGCTAGGCGATCCTTCTGAATATTCAAATTGCGGACCAAACGGATCGGTCATCATGCCAGTCTCTACGCCCCAGCGTGATCCTCTACGGTCTCGCATGGCGGTGATTTGGAGTTGGTGCGTATGTCCTGTAACCATGCTTGTGCCGCTGTGGAGCGTGTTATTCCAACCCGCATGAATGCCTGAACGGAACCGGTGACGGATTTCTGTGTTATTGATTTCAAATGCCCATGCGATTTCCCAATCTGGGAAGTGTTCGCCCAAGGAGAGGATGTATCCATCAAGTTCTCCGGCATTGGCTGCGATGTAATTATCGATTCGGATGTCGTGGTTTCCCATGGTCCAGAGGCGGTGCTTGGTTTTCGGGAGCATTTTAAGCCACTTCTTGGCAGTCTCGATTTCTTTTTCGATTTTTGGCGCTTTGCTGCCGCGTATTGACGGGTGCCGACTAATCCTAGCGCCATCGATAACGTCTCCATTCAAGATGATTCCATCAACCTTGAGAGACTTAGCTATTTTTGTGAAGGCTTTATAAATTAATGGTGGTTCACCTTCCCATATATGAAAGTCTGATCCAATAATCCAACGGCTTGACGGGATTTCTTTTCTAACTAACCGCTCGTAAACCCATTGCTTAGGGGAAATAACATCTGAAATACCATTGGGGAATTTTGCTTTTGCTTTTGCTAATCTATGTTGGAATGTTGTAGATGAAATATTAATTGCTCTGGCTGCTGCCCACCCGTTTCGCTTGTGTTCTTCCCAAAGTCTTAACGTATCAATCATAATTTCAATGCTAAGTGGAGCAGTTGCCATTGTTTTATTCTCCTGTGAATTTCGCAGAACGTAAATGCAATTTGTGTCGCTTTTATATATTTTTGCGAGACATGTCCAATTTAAGTGACAACNATGGTTAATTGAAAGGGTANTAAGTGATTCGNACAGGCAATTTTCGTTATGTGCCGTGGGAAAANATTGACGAGTATCATCTAATAGGTTGGATGATTGTCGGTTATTTAGGTTGCCACTCTGTACTTATGTGGCGGTGCGACTGCCCAAATTGACACAAACCATGAACAATGTATTATGAAAAAAGATGCCCCGCCGGAGACTAGCTCAACAGCGGGGCTATCTGAACCAAANATGTTCTTGGCAGGACAGGGTTCAGACAAAGACAACATAACTGTTTGTTTGCGTTTGATCAATCCCGTTNCGTCAANTTTGTCTTAAGTCATTGAGTGTCACCCAGCATTTGCTGATTGAGTGAACGATATGATGGTTCAGACGGCTTTTTGACGGTCTGTGCTGTGATCAGATCGGGACTTGCTGGCGGTCATAAACGCTAGAGACGACGCTGCCGGAACTTTGCCCATTGGGATTTCCGACGGTCCTGTTAGCCGGGAAGGCGCAGGGATAGCCATCAACTAATCATACCCCATTGGACAGGCGTATAGTCTGGGGGGCGTACTGGCTCTACGATAGTTGGGAACACCAACAAGGCATTGATGGGTAAACAGCGTCCGTATCCCCTCCCCGATCCGCGTCCTACGTCAACAATNTCCTTTGTTGGTAGGGGGAGAAGCGGAAAGCGGAACTTTGCCTAAATTCTGAAATAGGTTATAGTGCGCCATCAATTGTGAGGAATAACCAATGGCTCTTACTCCCGGCCTTAGCCCTAATATTCGTTTGCCCGATCTCAATGAGCAATCTTCTGAGCCAAATGAAGGCATGGATATTGTTGTTGAGATGGAAAATGAAGGCGACGAAGACAAGCCAGAAATGGACATGGACGGCAATGTCCTGCGTATTGAGCACCCTGACGGCACCATAAGCGTATCCTTGGATGGTAAGCCAATTGAAAATGCTACCAAGAAAAACCAAGAAGGCTGGTTCGCTAATTTGGCTGAAGACCTTGATGATGCCGAACTTAGTCGTATTGCGGAAGACCTGACGCGGGGAATTAGCAATGACCTTACAAGCCGAGAAGAGTGGATACAAGAACGGGCGCAGGGAATTAAACTTCTCGGCCTCAAGATTGAACTCCCCGGACTTCAAGGAACCCCAGACGGTGCGCCTGTTGAGGGAATGTCAAAGGTTCGCCATCCCCTGCTGCTTGAGGCTGTGTTGCGCTTTCAGGCAAATGCGAGATCAGAACTTCTTCCGACAGATGGGCCAGTGAAAATTAGGGATGATTCGACACATGGGTCACCTGATCGGGATAAGTTGGCCAATGCCCTTGAGAAGGACATGAACCATTACCTGACTGCGGTGGCTAAAGAATATTATCCAGACACGGATAAGATGTTGTTATTGCTTGGTTTTGGCGGCACATCGTTCAAAAAAGTTTATTATTGCCCATTGCGTAATCGGCCAGTATCCGAATCAATTGACGCTGATGACTTGATTGTTAACAACTCGGCAACGGATTTGGATGGCGCACGTCGTGTCACGCACCGTATTTACATGAGGCCATCAGTTGTAAAGAGGATGCAAATCCTTGGCGTTTATCGTGATATTGAGTTGAACGATGCCAAGCAGCCAAACCTTGATGCAGTTCAAATGGAAAAGAATGCACAGCAAGGCATCCAACAAGATAGTTACAACACCGAAGACCGTGACCGTGAAATATATGAATGCTATTGCGAATTAAATATTAAAGGCTTTGAGCATACAATTGAAGGATCAGTAAGCGGTCTAGAAGTTCCGTATCGCGTTACTATTGACGTGTCATCTAAACAGATATTGTCNATTGTCCGTAACTTTAATGAAGACACCAAGGATTTGCCGGAACCCCGTAAAACCTTTGTGAAATACACATTCGTTCCGGGTTTTGGGTTCTANGACATTGGATTGCTGCATATTCTTGGCAATACTACCAATGCTGTAACTGCTGCGTGGCGTGAATTACTTGACGCTGGTATGTATGCTAACTTCCCCGGCTTCTTGTATGCCAAGCAGTCTGGTCGTCAAAACAGCAACATCTTCCGCGTTCCTCCGGGCGGCGGCGCTCAGATTGACACTGGCGGTATGCCAATCAATCAGGCGGTAATGCCACTGCCTTACAAAGAACCATCACAAGCGTTGAATGCTTTGGTGGAACAAATGAGCCAATACGGTCAACGCCTTGGGGGTACTTCTGAAGTAACCGTTGGTGAAGGCCGGTCGGATGCTCCAGTGGGTACAACGATTGCATTGATTGAACAGGCAGTTAAAGTTCTTAACTCAGTTCATAAGCGTATGCATTCGGCTCAGGCTGAAGAGTTTCAATTATTGGCTGAGTGCTTCAAAGAGAACCCCGAATCATTCTGGCAACGGAACCGTCGGCCTAATATCCCTTGGGATGAACAACAGTTCATGCAAGCATTAAATGACTTTGATATGGTGCCACAGGCTGACCCGAACACATCATCAAACAGCCAACGCATTATGAAAACGGCTGCATTAGTTCAAATGGCAATGTCAGACCCGCAAGGGTTTAATTTGCCAGAAGTTCGCCGTGAAGCCCTTTCAACGATTGGTTGGGAAAGCCCGGAACGGTTCTTGGCCGCTCCAGTTCCTCCGCAGCCTAATCCAGTGGACCAAGCCAAGATGCTTGATTCGCAAGCCAAGATGATGACGGCTCAGGCTAAGATGGCTGAGGCGCAACATACGGTTCAAGGCGGTGATAAACCTCAACAATCACCGCAAGAAATGCAATTAAAGATGATGTCTGAACAAAATCAGGCTGATGAAACCAAGCAAAAGGCTATGGATTCTCAGTTAGATTCGGAAAATCGTCAACGTGATCGTGAAAGTCGTGAGCGTTTGGCGGCAGTTAAATTGGCTGAAGAAGTTATGAAAAACCCAATGGATGGGATGCAGGTGGTAAAGCAAATGCTTGATCCCGGCATGATCCA